CATGGACTCACTCCCGCTGCACCACACCAAATGGTCTGACCGGCTGGCCTTCGACGTTGCCCTTGCGCTGGAGGGCAGCGGGGAGACGCTCGACGAGATCAAGCAGCGGCATCGCATAACCGCCTCTGACCTGCTGGTCTTCAACAAGGACCGGGTGTTCCTGAAGAAGGTGGAGGCCTACCGCGAGGACATCCGCGACAAGGGGATCACGTTCAAGCTGAAGGCCCGGGCGCAGGCCGAGGAGCTCCTGACCACCTCGTGGATGCTGATCCACAGTGCCGATGTGTCTCCGGCCGTGAAGGCCGACCTCATCAAGAGCACGGTCAAGTGGGCGGGGCTGGAGGCCAAGGCAGACGAGGGTACCGGTGGTGCCTCCGGTGGGGTGAAGATCAACATCAACTTCGGGAACAACGCGCCGCCCATGACCCTTACGGCCGACGTGGAGGGCGAACTCATTGAGCATTCTGACGAGGTTTGACTCTGCCTATGAGGGGTCTCCGGCAGTCCGCTTGCAGACGCTACGAGAGCATGAAGAACTACGCACGGCGCTTGAAGGCGAAGGCCACTCGTACCGGACGAAGATCATCCCCCCACGTGGCCGAACGCACCGACGCCCAAAAGGACGCCCGCGGGAAATCGTGGTGATGCTGGTGAAGGAACGCACCTGTGGATGACGAGCACGAAGACGAAGACACCCAAGGCTGGCATGTGGTCCCCGTGGGCGATCTGAAGGAGCACACCCCCACCCCCGACTGCTGGTGCTACCCGACGCTGGATCTTGAGGCCGAGGGGCTGGTCTACATCCACCATTCGCTTGACGGACGGGAGCGGGAGGTTCACTGATGGCGCTCGACATCGACTACACCCCGCCGCCGACGGGCGAACGGTTCATGAAGTCGGATGCCAAGATGCGTGTGCTCATGGGGCCCGTCGGGTGCGTTGCACCCGATACTTTGGTGCTCACTGAGTACGGACCTATGCCCATCTGGCGTATAGATCGTCCAATGCGCGTTGTATCGTGGAACGACAAGACATGTCGATTCCAGCTTTCTTGGTGTGGTGGTGCGTTCCCAAAAGGTACGGACTATCTGTTCCAAGTGACAACGCCGCAAGGAGTATTTGCCGCAAACGAACATCACCGGACTTACGCCGCTGGCCATGGCTATCTACCCGTTGGATCGCTTTGCCCCGGTCAGTCCTTGTCCCTATGTTCTGATACCCTTGCGCTGACCAAAGCTTTGTGCGGCCAACCGTTGTCGCTGAAAGATGCTCCGCGTTCGACGAGAATAGCCGTAGATTGTCTGGCGCGTTATGCAGAGTCAGCCCGTCAACGTGGTCTACAACTTCTTCAGGAAGAAGGTACCGACCTAGTTTTTGCTCAAGCACTAGGCGGTGCTCGTACATCAGCTTCCCGGCGCGGTTGGTCCGCTGACGGGCGTATGGGTGGTCTGTTGGAGCAGTTACAAGAACATACCCGTCGTTGTCTACACGACGCCCTGTCTTGTATTGGTGGTTTGCTGAGCCCGGCTGCGCACCTTCTCCCCGACGTGGGAGGTCCAGCTTTAGCAGGACCTTACGGACGTACCGTGGCGTCAGGCCAACAAGGTCGGCTATCTCTACAGACGTCCGAATACCATCCGCCAGAGCCACAATCTTCTTCGTGTTTTCATTCACTGGACATTCCCTCCGTATCCGACGGGGCCATCGTATCGGTCGCTCGGGAGACCGTCAAGCGGTCTTACTGGGACATGCAAGTGCTCGACACGAATAACTACGTCACGGTGGATGGAACGATCCACCACAACTCGGGCAAATCCGTGACCTGTAGCTTCGAGATCATCCGCCGGGCGGCCATGCAGGAGCCTGACGAGAACACGGGCAAGCGGCGGACGCGGGCGGCCATCGTCCGCGAGACGGCGCGGCAGCTGCAGGACACGACGATCAAGACGTTCCTCGACTGGTTCCCGCCGGGGGTGTGCGGGCGGTACATGCGCACCACCAAGACCTACTTCTTCGAGGTCGGGGATGTCGAGTGCGAGGTGATGTTCCGGGCGCTGGACGATGCCGATGACGTGGCCAACCTGAACTCGCTGGAACTGACCTTCGCGTGGTTCAACGAGTGCAGGGACATCCACCCCGAGATCGTCGATGCCATGTCCAAGCGGATCGGGCGATTCCCCAGCTCCAAGGATGGTGGGCCGACGTGGTTCGGGATGTGGGGGGATACGAACCCGCCCACCATGGACACTTGGTGGTACTACCAGATGGAGAAACTTGACCCGAAGGACGGCGTCTCGCCTAACGACAATGGGTGGGATGTGTTCAAACAACCGTCGGGGCGGAGTATCTACGCGGAGAATATCGAGAACCTGCCGGAGGGGTACTACGACACCCAAGGCCGGTCGGAGGACTACATCCGGGTATTCATCGATGGTGAGTATGGGCTGAGCTCGGCGGGGCAGCCGGTCTACCAGTACTTCCGGCCGGACTACCACATGGCATCACAGCGGCTGCGGCCGATCATCAACGGCACGCGCCCCGTCGTCGTGGGGATGGACTTGGGGTTGACCCCGGCAGCCGTCTTGGGGCAACAGGATCCCCGCGGGCGGGCGCTCATCCTCGACGAGCTGGTGAGCTTCGACATGGGGGTGCAACGCTTCGTCCGCACGATGCTCAAGCCGTTGTTGAATGAACGGTTCTCGGGCAGTCCCGTCCTCATCGTTGTCGACCCGGCCGGCGTGCAGAGGGCGCAGACAGACGAGCGGAGCGCAGTCGACATCATCAGGGCCGAGGGGCTCAAGGTCATCCCGGCCAAGACCAACAAGGTCAGTGCCCGGCTCAACGCCGTCGACGACTACCTCATGAGGCAGGTGGACGGGGACAGCGCGTTCGTCGTGGATCCGCGGTGTACGCAGCTCAAGGCGGCTATGATGGGCGGGTACCGGTTCGACAAGAACGGGAAGATCGACAAGACCGGTCCGGCGGGGCGGCACAGCCATGTGGCCGAAGCGCTACAGTATCTGATGCTGCATATATCTAGTGCCTCGCTCGACGGGACACACAATATGCAGGCCCGGGCGGTAAAAAGGGTTGCAGCCGCCGGCTGGACATAGTATGCAGAGGGCGTCACTCCGACCTCCCTGTTGGAAACTCGCTCTACTTGCCCCCGTCGGATCCTCCCCCCGACGGGGGTCTTTTTTCTTGGGCTTGCCGCAACATATGGCTGTGTGTATATTGTAGGCAGCTATAGCTTGTGATGGAACCTAATGGCTGGCCTGACCATCCTGCGTGTCGTCGACAACGAGACTCTTGCCCGTGCAGAGCAGGAGCGCATCGACCGTGAGTTGGCGGCTCGGCAAAACGATCCATTCGTACTTGGGTTGGTGGCGTATCTACGTGAATGCTGGGACGCGGCTCGTATCGCCAAGAAACCCATCGAGTACATAATGTTGCGCGCCATGCGGCAGCGTAACGGCGAGTACGAGGCTGACAAACTACAGCAGATCCGTGAGCAGGGCGGCTCGGAAATCTACATGATGATTACCGAGGTGAAGTGCCGGGCCGCGGAGAGCTGGCTGCGGGACATCCTGCTCGATCAGGGAACACCCCCTTGGGATCTGCAGCCTACGACAATCCCGGATCTGCCGCCCGACGCCGAGGACCAGCTGCAGCAGGCCGTGGCTCGCCGGCTTGTGGACATCATGCAGCAGACGGGTCAGGCCCCGGCGCAGGAGGACATGGCCGCGCTGCGGGAGATGGTGGCGCAGGACTACAGGTTCTCTCTACTGCAGGAAGCGCAGAACCGCGCCGACAAGATGCGGTACAAGATCGAGGACCAGTTCGAGCAGGGCGGCTGGGCGCAGGCCTTCAACGAGTTCATCACGGATCTTGTGACCTTCCCGTGTGGGTTCGTGAAGGGGCCCGTCGTACGCCGGCAGCGGATCCTGAACTACACCAAGGCTCCGGATGGCTCCACGGTTGTGGAGAGCGCTGAGCGGCTCGGGCCAGAGTATGAGCGGGTTGACCCGTTCCGGATCTACCCTGAGCCCGGGATCACCAACATCGCCGATGGGTATCTGTTCGAGCACCACCACATGAGCCGGATGGAGCTGGCCGATCTGATCGGCGTGCCCGGGTACGACGACGATGCGATCCGTAAGGTCCTTGAGGTTGGCAACGGCCAGTCGTGGATCAATGAGGACGTCGAGCTCCAGAAAGAGGAAGAGGAGCGGAAGTTCTACGCCTACAACTCCCCGACCGAGATGTTCGATGCGCTTGAGTTCTGGGGGCAGGTGAGCGGCGAGATGCTGCGTGAGTGGGGGCTGAGTGAAGACGAGGTGCCGGACCCGGCTCGCGAGTACGATGCCAACGTGTGGGTCGTTGGGAACTACGTCATCAAGGCGGTCCTGAACTACGACCCGCTGGGTGAGAAGCCTTACGCCAAGACCAGCTTCATCAAGCAGCCCGGCGCCTTCTGGGGCAAGGGGATCCCGGAGATCATCGAGGATCTGCAGAGCGTCTGCAACGCGGCCGCGCGGTCGCTCGTGAACAACATGGCGCTGGCCTCCGGGCCGCAGGTCGAGGTCAACCTCGAACGCATACCGCCGAACGAAGACATCACCCAGCTTCACCCGTGGAAGATCTGGCAGGTGACCAACGACCCGCTGGGGTCGAGCGCGCCGGCCGTGCGTTTTGCACAGCCCGATTCTCGTGCGAACGAGTTGATGGGTGTGTACGACCGGTTCTCTCGGCTGGCAGACGACCATTCTGGTATCCCCGCCTACGTCTACGGGGATCTGAATGTGCAGGGGGCCGGGCGCACAGCGTCTGGGCTCTCGATGCTGATGGGGTCTGCTGGCAAGGGGATCCGGCAGGTTGTGATGCACATCGACAACGATGTGACCCACCCCATCGTTCGGCGCCAGTTCATCTACAACATGCGCTACGACCCGGACGAGTCGATCAAGGGCGACGCTGAGATCGTGGCCCGCGGCGCGATCAATCTGGCGGTCAAGGAGACGGTCAACGTGCGTCGGGTCGAGTTCCTCAACGCGACGGCCAATCCGATTGACATCGAGATCATGGGTGTCGAGGGCCGGGCGGCCATCCTGCGCGAGGTGGCTAAGGGGCTGCAGATGCCGGTCGATCAGGTTATCCCGTCCCGCGAGAAGATGTCCTACGAGGAGCAGCAGCGCGCCAAGAGCGCAGCAGCCCAGATGGGATCGCAAGGTGGCGGTGAGGCCACACCCACGTTCCCCGGCGGAATGCCGATGGGTGGGCAACAGGCTAACACCGTGATGAATCGTAACACTGGGGGTTCGGCATGAAGCGTCCGGGCCCAGACGTGGTGAAGGCGATGGCTCTGACAAGGCGCCAGTTTCCCGAGCTCTTCGAGTGGCTTAGGGAATGGTACCGCGAAGAGCTGGAGCGGCTGCCCAGTGTTGGCCAGAACGTGACTCTTGCTCAGGGGCGGTGTCAGGTTCTCAAGGAGCTTCACGACCACATGGAAAAGTCCCCTGACTGGGCAGCACAATCCAGAGGATAGCTGCGGATTACGCACACCGATAAGGAGCGTTCAATATGGCACTACCGGCGCAAGTCCAGAAACAGTCTGAGGCAGTGAACAAACTGTACGAAGAGCTCAACGGTAAACCCGAGGAGGCCGGCGTGGATAGCGCCGAGGCCGCCGAGGAGACTGTTGGGGTCGATACAGCCGACACGGCCGACAGTGATGGCGGACAAGCACCCGCACCCCGGCAGGAAGAGCAGAACGCCGCGGGTGACAAGGATGAAGAAGAGACCTACGAGCAGCGTTGGCGGTCCCTGCAGGGGATGTACAACGCTGAGGTTCCACGGCTTCACGCTGAACGGCGTGAGCTGACCAATCGCGTGCAGCAGCTGGAGCAGCTTCTGGCGTCGATGACCGCCAAACCCTCGGAGCAGGCTGAGACGCCTGCAGAAAAGCTCATAACC